GTCATTTTAGTATCTGTTTCTTATCATAAGATCTATAAGCACCTAAACCAAGTAGACCAAATAGTAATGTCATTAAGTCAGTCATTTCTAGCGAAGGTAACTCAGGTATAGTATCTACAGGATAATTAGTTACTACAACAGCTAGTGACATAACGAAAATAAGCATAGGTTTACCTATGGCTGTGTAGAACAGACCTGCAACACAAGACCAACCAGCAGCAGGTCTCCATCCTGATTTAAACAAACTATCTGCTTTTGCTTCTTCTCTGTTTACTTTGTTCTGTGCTACGTCAGATGACACAAGTGCTTCAAGCTCTTTCTGGTTCATCATCATTAACTCTGAACGAGCTTTAGCTTTAGCAGCTGGGTCATCTATGAACTTATTAATGATTGATAAACCAGTCTCTATTAAACTAGCTATTCCTCCCATTATAGTTCCTCGATGTGTTCCACTTGTCCAATGCCATTGTTATGTATATAGTCTCTAACAGTTAAAGCACTATCAGCTTCTACCACACACGTAGTTATTGTTAATGTTTCGTCTGTTTCTGAGCTATAAACTAATAAGTAATCTTTCATAATAAAATAATAATAAGTATTAAAAATAGACACTACTTTAAGTAGACCTTAAGTATTACTTAAAGTATTACTTAAAGTAGTATCCTATATATTGTATCCTTCACCCTGAGGTGTACAGATTTAATCTTGTATCCAATTCAATGACTTAGAAGAGCCACCAAAAGCACTCTCCCTAAACTTCTCAAGATCTAAGTCTCTTAGATGTTCCCTGTGCTCCTCCAAGGCATCATCCATATCTCTAGCCATGTGTTCAACCCAGTAGGCAACTGCCATAGCAAGCACGTCTAACCTGTCATCATGCCTCAGTGAGTCTCTGTCTCTAGTTACCCTAGACATTTGATAAAACAACTGCATGTTTACATCTTTATCGGCTGCATAATCTTGACGTATCACCTCTTTGTTTACTACAAGTCGGTGTTGGTTCATAATAGGCTCTAGTGTGTCTATTATGCGTCTTTCTTTCTGCGTGTTATGACGTATTTCTTCGACTGCACATTTATGGATACGATTTAAGAACGGCATTAATAACTTAGTAAACATACCATCACCGAAGTTACTTTCAACGACTATCTGGTTGACACCTTGTCTCTTAGCCGCCTCCGCAAAACCTGTTAGTGTTGTATCAGAGTAACCGTCAGTAAATCCTCCTACCTCCATAAGAAACAAGCGACCATGTAATATTTTAACAATAGCATAGGTTGACTCGTCAGAGCCACGACCTGAAGGGTCAATAGCCATTGTAGAACCAGTAAAATCCTGCCAGTCCTTATCTATGTATAAAGGTTTATAATAAGCATCACCTACCAGTCCTACACATTGTATCCCTGGGTCATCTTTAATGATTTGATCAGGACCTGAAGCCCAAGCTAAACTTACAGGTGCTTTATCACCTGCTAAGTCCATACAAATAAGATCACCTAGTTTCAACGGGTGTCTATCNGCNTCACTNAGNGCTGTATCTAACATNAACTGTAAGGCGAAACCNGAACGACCNTANCTNGCCTCNCGTTCAATTAAATCAAAATCANNGAAACGNANNNGGTCAGTAGGTGNACCAGGNGNTAANNNTANNTNNTNAATANAANGNGCNANNCGNCCTTCATACTTAGNGTAATCTNNAGGNACTCTACCAGGCCATATACNNATCTCATANCCACGTTCAGGTANNTNNTTATAAATAGACATTTCTGTCTGTGGTGTCCCAAGGTAAATAATCCTTGAGTCAGGTTTAGGTGTCAACACCGCGTCAAATTCCTTAATCGCTTCTGATAAGCGGTCACGCATTAACTGTGTTAACGAGTTCTTAGGAGTTTCAATGTCATCAGGGATAATAAGGTCAGCACGGCTACCTGCAATCTGACCTGTGATACCTACAGATTTAACTGAAGGTGCATGTGCAGCATCAGCAGGCCCTACGTCAAAGGCAAGGTTTGAGTCGCGTTGTCCGTTCTTAGCGCGTAGGTGTTGTAATAAAGGCATTTCATTAATAAGACGCTTAGTGAACGTGGTAAAGGCATCAGCACGTTCCTTACTAGCGGATACAACCAGTATCTTCTTCTGAGGGTCTACCAGTAATACCCATAGTACAAAGGCTGAGGTTATCCATGATTTACCCACCCCTCGGAACGCCTCGATCACACAACGCTTAGGTCCATGTTGCAGGTATTCTGCTATATCAAATTGTATGGGTGTAGGTTCAGGTAGGTTAAGATGTTGCCATACGATAAACAGAAAGTTCCTAAAATCAGTTAGTATAATGTTTTTATTAGGCATAAGCCCCCATATAAGCTCCCTAAGCAGCGATAAATGCTAGACAATGTAGTTACATAGGTTTTACATTATCGTTGCTTAGAGAGTGTTTTAGTTATAGTTTGATAGTTCACTATCCGTAGGGAAAGGTAATACACCAGTTAAAGCCTCTAACGGATTACCATTAGCTTCTACTGCTTCTATACCATTATCCTTTAGAAATTTTATAACCTGAGCTAAAAGAGCAGGGGGGATAGGTTCATTTTCTCGTTGGTAACGTTTAACTTCATCTGATAACGAGGAGGCGAGTAAGGCGTGTAGCTCACCAAGTGCATCAACCGATGCTGTTTTTGTCATTAATTTACTCCTAGTTTCTTTCTAAGTAGTTCTGTTATTACATCAGTTCCTAGTGTAGCCAAACCACAGGCTAGGCCCATCTGTACATATAAAGGTACTTCAGGGTTAAAATAAGGTAGAAAAGAGGCTGTACCTCCTAAACCTGCTGAAGTTATGATACGACCTAAAGTTGTTCTTATTGTCATGGGGTGTGTTCCTCTTAGATCCTTACCAAGCCCGATAAGACCAGCTAGTAAACCTAAAGTTGTGAACTTAGCCCAAGTATCTTCAGGCATTAATTGTTTCCTTATAGTTAATAATTAAAAAATAACCCAGTTAGTAGCGTTCCACACGTACAATGCTTTAAGTACAGTATCCCAGTAGATAGCACCCTCTTGTAAGGTGTTACCTTTGTTGTCAACTAGAGGTGCAGCTGCATGTGGTCCTAGATACAAAGCAGTCATCGCTTCGTAATGAGCCAATGAATTTGCTTCATGTGTCTGTGCGGTTAAACTTGCAGTCTCAGCTAAGGCTTTATCAGTAGACACCTGAGAAGCTAGAAGCACTACGTTATTATATATAGTCTGTGCGTCATCCTTAGAGATACTGGCATTAGTGGCAGATTGAAGTGCGCTTCCTGAGTAACCGCTGGCTCCTGTGGTTAGATCATTCATATCAGCTTGTAACTGTGCTGGGCATGTTACATCTACAGCTACACCATTAACATCTGTCAATGTGTACTTACCGTTACTGCTTGGTCCACCACCTACAGTCCCTGATAGCCAGTTAATCATTTCATTTTCTCTTAGCTGCCATTGAGACACAAGGTTGGCAATATCTAACGCTAGTTGTGTGTTGGTTATACTCATTGTTTATTCTTATGATCATTTAATAGAACCAAAGCCATAAGTATCAGTACCTCCTTAGCACTCTCAAGGTCAGTTACTGTTTCATTAATATAAGCTTTGATTGTATCTGGTGATGCTTTCTTTAAGGATGTTAATAAGGTGTTATTTTTAAGTAGTTGACGTTCCTTTAGGTATTCAGGTGCTTTGACATCAAGTTGCATTTACTATTGCCTCGAAGTTTAAATAAGGGAAACCTTTAACCGTCAAGAAGTAAGTCCCTGGTAGGTCGAAGGTTATTGATTTTGTTGATAAAGCTACAGCTTCTCTTATATCTACCCCGTTACCTTTTACTAAAAGGATTGAATTAGGAGGTATATTGGTTAGAGTCACTGCGTCTACCCCATTAGCGGTTACAGTTGGCTTGTCTAAGGCTACTGTGCTGGATGGTTTAAGTGTTACTATAGGGTTATTTACATCAGCAATATAAGTATTTAAAGGGTCTGCATCACCCTCAATAACCGCGTCACTGCTGTTTAAAAGGTGAAGTGCGATGGTAGAAGGGTCACACTTAATAGTACCTACTATTTGTCCTGTTGTTTTATATCTTATATAATTCATTATCTTTTTGAGTATTCTATGTTTATGTAAGTGTCATCCTCATACACTGTTGATACATTAGTATGTGTATACCAGTTATCCCAATAACCTACTTGAAAAGTATATGTATAAGTACCTGCTGTAGTTATACTATCACTTGTTTGTTTGTGAAAACCCTGTGATATCCATGAATTAGTTGCAGGATCATAACCAGGGATACCATACATAGCAGCCCCTGTCATACTAAAAGAACCACCATAAGGATAACCACCTATAACANCNCCATTCCTCAGTACACGCCAAAAAGCACCAGAGGCTGTTNTACCTANNGAACCATTATAAACGTTCAAGTGTCCAGCACCTAAAGAAATCAGCAAGGATAAAGGCCCTTGAGCAACGTCAGTAGCAGAGACAACAATAGGTGCTGAAACAACATCACCCCAGCCTACCCCTGGGTATTTATATATATTCAGGTGGTCAATTATCGCAATC